CATAGTTTCACCGCTACCAGCTTTTATTCTTTTTCTTTTTGCGTGTATGTTTGCATATAATCCTTTTGGCATAATTTTATAATTTATTGTTAATCATTTTGCAAAGCTTGAGAACCTAATAACTCTGGTCTTAAAGACCTTACAAAATCTTTTAATATTCTTTGTTGTGTTTTACTTTGTTCTTTATTTATTATATTCTGCAATGCTTCAATTCCTTTTTCTCTATTTACTAATATTTCTGCGACTTGTTTTGCATTTTTTTTATTAAGTCCTGCGGCTCTGTTTTTTAAAGCATTTACTGTCACCCTTAATAATTCAGTTTTACCTCCTCTTGCAACCTCCGCACCACTTACTATTTTATCTAATACATCGTCTTGAGATAGATTAAAATCTGATCTACTGCCTCCTAATACTTTAAATCTAGTATCAGCCGCCGCTATCTCTTCTTGCATTCTCTTTTTAAAATCTGTAAATTTCTTTCCATCTCCTAAAGCGGCTTTTATTTTATCTACAATACTTAAATCATTAAATATCTTTTTAGCAGGATCATTACCTATTGAGGTATTTCTGACTATTCTATCTAACCCCTCTCTAAGCCCAATTCTAAAAGCATCTTTTTCTGCAACACTCATTTCTTTTATCATCTTTTTGACTTGTTCGGCGGTTATTCCTTTTTTTACTATTTCTAACCCTTGCTCTTGTGCATTTTGGATTGAAGCAAAATCACTAAATACTTGTCTAGCTTTTTTATAATCTGGATTGAGTTGGTCAAGTTTGCTTACTAACTCTTTTTTAATTCCTTGTAATATACTTGCTTCTTGCCTTTCTCCTTGTCTGATTGCTTTTCCTATCTTGTCATCTAAAGACTTTTTAGCGGCATCAAGCATTACTATTGAATTATCACTTATATCACTTGATAATCTAAATTTATTCTTAGCATCGGCAATATCTGGAGCTATTTTATTAAATAGTTCCCTATTTTTATTTATATCTAAAGTTGTGTTTTGTTTAAAAGCCTTTTCATACAAAGGTGCTGCAATTTCGCTCCTTGCTTTTGCCAAATCGTCTATATTGCCAAAATAAGCACCTACAGGTGATATATCTTTTGACAATTGCTCACTAACTCTCTTTACTGCCCCAAAACTTCTTTGTTCTAATGCATCGGTAATTACATCTTTTGCTTGTGGTAATTTTGCGATACTTCTTGTTAATCCTTTTACTTCATCTCCTGCTACATCTGGAATAACTGAAATTTTACCTTCTTGTAATTTATCTAAAATTGGTTGTGCATCTTCTGGTCTTATACCTTTTGCAATTATATCTTCTGGCTTAGTTGCTACAAATTGTCTTTTTACTAATCCTGCAGTGCCTTTTATTGTTTTGCCTGCACCAAGTAAAGCTCCACCAGTTAGACCACCTAACCCTGCACCAATTGCTGTTTGTTGCACTCTTTCTTTTGCTGTTCCCTCTTCTGTTGGTTGTATAAGTCCTGCCGCCATACCACCGACAATACCACCTTTTACTAAACCCATGCTTGCTCCGAAAGGTAATGCAGGAGCAATTTCTCCGATAAATCGCCCTACTTTTCTTGCTGCTGAAACTTCACCTTCTTCTTTTTTTTGTAAAGCAAGTTCTTGTCCTATTGTTTTGGATAAATCCTCTTTTCCGACCATTTCTAAGCCTAATTGAGCTATTCCTGCTCCTGCATATTTAACACCCTCTGACAAACCTTTAGAAGTATCTTTTGCCACAGTTCCAACTTTTGATAAAAAAGATGGGTCTTGAGGTTTATCAAATTGCTGTTGTGAAGCAAATTGCATAACTTGATCTTGTGTAGTACCCTCTGGCACTTCAAACCTTGCTATTCTTCCATCTGGTAATTGTATTTTTGCTATTGGCATTATTCAAATCCTAAAAATTTAATTCCTCCTGTTGCTGGTTGCTCTGTTGGGGTCATTCTTGGAGCATTACCTCTTAACATATCGCTAATTCTAACCTTTTCTTCTTTATCTGGGAATAGTGGATTATTTTCGTAAAATTCTTTCTTGACTTTAGCAAAGCCTTTAAAAGTTCCTTTTTCAGCTAAATATTGATTAGCAAGATTGCTTAATTTTATAGTTCTTTCTTTGTCCCTTATTCCTATTTCAATTAAAGCTAGATTTTGAGATTGTGTTTTATTCTTATTTGGCACTCCAGCTACTAAGAATTTTACATCACGATCAGAAGTTGCACCTGTCAACCCTCCATCTTCTCCTTTTGGATTTCTAAGTTGTAAGGCAAGTTTGTTGCCGACTGCTGCAATAATAGCATCATCTTCTAATCCTTCTACATCAAAACCAAATAAATCAGCTACCTTTTTACTTCCTGCTCTTATATCAGCAAAAGCACCTTGTGCCGCATCTGGATTGCTTACAGCTTGTTTTAAAGTTTCTAAAGTTTCTAAACCTCTTCTTGCTTGATCTCCAGCTTGTGTAATTGATTCATACTTTTTAGCAAATATCTTTCCAAGCTCCTTTTTTTCTTGTGTTTCTAACTCTCCAGTTTTAACTTCAACCAATGGTTTCTTAGGTTGTATCTGTTTTTCTATTGCTTGCCTTCCTATATCTTCTGGTATTAGTCCTGCCCCAATATCAGCCTGTAACTTGCCCAATGACGATTGCGGAGTTGGTGCAGTAGGTGGGGTTAATTCAGATTTAATAATTTGTTGCACTAAAGCATCTTGACTTGTTGGGGATAATAAATCAGCAAATTCAGATGAAATCCCCTTCTGCTCTAATAACAAGCCCATCTTTTGCTTTCTTCTTTCATTTTCTGCCATTAACTTGTCTCTTGCTTTTTTTTCAGCAAAAGCACCTATTGCAGCAGTTCCTAATTGTGCAGCTAATACTCCATAACCACCTCGAGGATCAAAACCTTCTCCACTTGTAGCAGTCTGTCTTATTTGTCCTGCTCTTTGTAATTCTCTTTGTAATAATTCTCTATTTATCGCCATAATTATTTATAAAAATCCGCCTATTGCAGCACTACCAAGCTTTCCTAAACCCCCAATTAAAGCAGCTCTTTGTGTTGCTCTCCTATCTTTTCTTGCTTGTTCTGCTTGAAAAGCTCTATTTAATTGCCCCTGCTCAGCACCGAATAAATCTAAACCACTAAATTGAGGTTGGAATTGTCCAAAACCTACTCCACCTACTTGAGCCTGACCAAGTAAAGATGCTAATTCATTAAATCTTGCTGATCTTTGTGCTTCTGCTGTTTGTACTGACTCAAAAGATAATTGTTGTAATTGCCTACCTTGTGATTGTTGCAACCTGTCTAATTCTCTTGCATAAGCTTCACTTCCTGCTGGAATGCCTCGATCTGCTAAAGATTGTTCTAATTGCTCTCTTTGTTCTGTAAAAGCTGGTTCTAATAACTGTCTTCCTTGCTCAAATCTTGCCGATGGGTCTGTGCCTGGAAGCTCTATTCCTTGTAATTGAGATGAAAGACTTTTTGCCAATGCTTCTTGCCTCCCTCTTTGTTCTTGTTGGAAAGGTGATTCCTCGATTCTTACTGTGTTGGTTAGGGGGTCATATACCTGGCGACCGCCTGGACCTTCAATATTAGGATTATTTAATAATAAGTCTTTTTGTTGTTCTGGTGATAACTTAGAAAATAAATTTGCTGTTGTTATTTGTTCAGGAGTTACATTTGGTAAACCTTTAGCTCTTCTTTTTCTGTTGTAAGCATCTACCGAAGAGTCGCCTATCATAAAAGCTGTTGGACCAAGCAACCCTAAGCCAGCCGCTTTCTCACCACCTGGTATTTCAGAAAGAACCTTACCAAAACCCCTTTTAAAACTTTTACCAAATCCCATTATAAAATATTATTAACTGTTACACTATAGTCAGTTCTATACCAACTAAGCTGTTGACCATTTAAGGCAACAAATATTTTCATTCCTAAAGCTACACCTTCGCCGGAAGTCACAACTAATTCATTTCTAATTGCACTTACAGGTGACCAAGGAGAACCCCAAGGAGAACCCCAAGGGGTTCCAGATGAAACACTACTAACATCTTGAGTAACTGCCCTAGAGCCATAATCAAAACTGACTGTAGTATTTAAAACAACATTGCCATCAACATTGATTACATTTCTAAACTCATTTACTACTTTTTCTTGTGGAGAACCTAA